CAACTTCCGGGGTCTCACTACTCATGGTTTCTTTGTCCTGACTAACTTTTTACATTAAGTCAATGATTAACCACCAGCCGCTTGCATGGCCTGATCCTGCACCTGTTGCGGTGCGCCTCCCAAGTTCTTCGCGGCCTTGCTCATCTGTTCAGCTTGCATCATGGCGTTCTGTTTCTCCTGTTGAGCCTGACGCTGAGCGCGGATTTGATCACGTTTCTTGATCGGCATGAGAAGTTTCGAATCAACGCCGTTATTGAGCGCGTACTTGCGAGCGCCTTCGTCTAGGTCGAAATTATCTAGGATGTCAGGACGCGCCTGAGCAAGCTGCCCAAGCCCTTCCATCGTATTATTGAAACCGGCATTCTGTAGCGCCTTTAGCGCAAGTGAGATTCGGCTCGTGATCGATATGGACGGCATCGCAATCGACTGCGTGCCATCTGGGTTTTGCACCATCAAACTTTGCGGAGCCTGACCAAATAAGCCTTTACGGTAAAGGATGCCAAAGTCGCGGAGCAACATTGGGTTCAAGAACTCCGTAATGCGGCGATAGAAAACCGGCGTAAACTGCTCCAACTTCTCACCGATGCGCTGCGCAATCTCGTATGCCGTCATCTTCTTGTCGGCTAGCTGCTCCAGCATTGTGAACATGTTCACATAAAAATGCTTGTTGATGGCGTCCTTAAGCTCGTCCAAGTCTTCCTTTAGGTCGCGTCCATCACCTTGCGTCAGCCATTCACGCGGCAGCACGCCAGACTTCATGTCATCGGCATTTACCGTTGTCCTACCGCCAGGGCGCAAATCTGTGTCGCCTTCCATCGTGTCAGGCTCAAGGAAGCGCGGGTATGCCTTCAGCTCGTGCAGCGCGTGGCCGAACTGCTTCACGTAATTCGCCTGCCTAGCATCGCACAACGCATCAAATGCAGGTGAGTAACCCCAGACGCTACCAGTGCCCCACTCGTCAAACCGGCTCACGAAATAGGGCATCTCATCATAGCCGCTCACCTCGCAGCAATGGCGCGTCTCACGCTCAATATAAACGCTCGCAATCGGCTTGTTATCGCCCGTCATGCGTCCTTTGATTCGCTTGCTATCCTCACGCGGGAAAACGGCATGGATGAACTTGAACTTCTTTTCTTCGCTCTTACCGATCTCGCTCATCTTCTTTAGCTGCTCACTCAATTGATCTTCGCCGAACCACTGGCGAGCCTGACGAACGGTCAATTCAAACTCACGCCGCACCGTGTCAACTATGCCTTCGTCGTTCTCGGCAATGTCGCAGTGCCACGGTTCAAACTGGCGATAGTTGAGCGCCGTGCGCTTTCCCTCGTCGCAGAACATGATGCCCGTGCCAATTGTTCCGCACTGCATGTAATCAGTCGAAACCTTCGCGTAGAAATTGCTCTTCTGCTTCTCGCGCATTACGACTTCGGACGCATTCGCTAGCCATTGCCGCGCCGAGTCCAAGTCATCCTCGCGCCCTTCCGCCTTCAAAAACTCAGGCGGTTCAAACACTGCCCACGGTTCATTCGCAGGCGTCAGCCAGTTAAGCTGCCCAGCCCGCAGAACCTTAGCCGCAAGCACGCCCGTCGAGTCGTACAGCTTATCACTCCAGCCCGTAGTTCCCTCCGTCTTCTGAGTGTTTACGTTGGAGCGATTCGATAGGAAGTAGTTGGTTATGGATTGCCATGCGCTATCGAAGCGGGCTTTTCGCTTTGATTCACCAGTCTCGAATGCTTTAATCTGCTCCTCAGCTAATTTGTCGGTACTCATGTAAAATTGGGTCGATTAAAACGTCTTCCCTTTTGTACCCGATGCCGCAGATCCTGGAGAAAATCCGCCAGTATCACCAGCGAAGATCGTCTTCTTGATGCTCTTCTTCATGGCCTCCTGCTGAACCAAGTCCATCTGCGCCCGTAGTACGTCGGCCCCGCTCGCGCTCGTTGGCGATGACGTAGGAAGCGCCGCAGCGGCGGCATCCTGAGCTGCAACTGCGGCATCCTTCTTTGCCTGATCGTCAGTAACCATCCCGTTCCCTTGAACGTAATTTTTCAATTGCTGCGTAGCACCTACGCCCGTTGGACTTCCTAGACTGCTATTAAGAACGTCTTTAACATTAACTGACTTAGGCAACATTGTAACACCACCCCAACTAGGTTGCTTCATACCACCAAGCGCGTCGTTAACCTTGCTAGTCACGCTCTTAAATCTCATCGTATGCTTAGGAAAGAATGGATTATGCGGAAGCATAGACGTGAAGATTAAAGTTTGCGTGTACTCGTGTTAGTCTTTGCAATGACGCTGTTCTGTAAAAACGCAATCTTAGAGTTGGGTCTAGTGCCCGTTGAAAGCACATCAAAGGCAAAAACCACGGCATAAATTCCCACGCTTTTGCCAGATTACCAGCAATCATACCAACGCTCCAGCAGTCGCAAAACTCAGAAGGAAACTGGTAGTTACACGCTGCAATCAATTCAGTCGGCGCATCGCTTATAACCGGCCTGCACGCCATGAAGACATCAGGACGCTTGAAAACGAAAGGATGCTGTTCAACGTACCACTCAAATGGCATATCAGCCGGCCTTACTCGGTACTCCTCGCGCATCCGCTCGTAGGCTGTCAGCGCGTCATGCACGGCAATCAATACCCAACTACGATCAGCGTTGCGGTCGTTGCGGCCTTAATCTGGCGAGCCTGGATGCGATGGAACACGCCGAGCGCAGGAGCCGTGAGAAGAACCGTATTACCATCCGTGTCGAGAATCGTTAAGTTTCCCGTTCCGCCGACGTAAATCCCTCGGCACACACCACCCGCCAAATCAGTGTCAGCAGGCGTCACCGCAACAAGTACGGCGTAAGGTGAGTCTGAACATTGTCGCTTCGATGCGGTAAATGGCATAAATTATCCTTTGTTTAGTAGATTGTCCAAGTGTTAGCGCCTGTGTTGACTGCCCAGAAAATGCGAGATGTCAGCGTGGGAATGACCATTACGTTGGCCAGCGTTGTTCCAGTAGCGCCCGCCATCGTGACAGCTAAACTCGACGCGTTGCTAACCATAAACTCAATGGTGTCACCAACAGCAACTCCGGTAATTGCAGTAGAAAGCGCCGTTCCAGTATCGAGCGTGAAAGTTGCGGCAGTGGTACCGGTTTCCTGGAACACTGTTCCGGCAGCCATCTGCGCGCCCGTAAGAGTCAACGTCGCGCCTGGGGTAGTAATCACGCTGCCAAAGTTGTAGCGCACACTCGCACCGAACTTGGTCTGCCCTGGTACAACAAGACCAACGCCCGTAGCCAGCGTTAAGAACGTGTCAGACAGCGTAGCCCGCAAGTTCGCCAGCAGCGTGCCGCCCGTGAAAAACTTTATGGCCTTAGTCGCCGTCGCCGTGATGATCGTTAAATGACCGCCTACGGCCTGCAAATATGAATCATCCGCTCCGCCTGACGTGTAAGCAGCGTCGTTATATCCCGAAGAGTTTATCCCCATATCGACGTAATTCGACGAATTAGTACCGTTGTCCGCCGTGCATACATGGTCTGACGATGCGCTCCCCGTCGCAGCAGAGTTTTGCACGTTAGATTGCACGCTCGCCGCATTGCTCATTAGCCCCTGGAAAGGAACTCCAGTCGTTGCCAATGGAACATTGTTCCCAACAAGCAACTGGTTATTCGTTGAGTCGAAATAGAAGTGTGCATTGTCCTGCGAAATCTGTCCCGCTGAATTTACAAACAGAACGCTGCCAGCCGTGAGTTTCGTGCTAGTGGAACTAAATCCGTCCACCATCGCGTGCAGGATTTCGGGGTTTACGTCATAAATCGTTTTCATGCAAATTAGCCTTGGTTAAAGTTTATAGCGTCAGCGAATAACTGCGCGATTTCGATTTGTAAAGGATGAACTACCTACATAGCTGTGCGGATTTGGACCGCGTAGTATAGGGCGTCTTGGCGCGCTATCCCCGCCACGTGCAAACGGAGTGCCATCGATTAGACCTAGCCGATACGCTTCAGCCATCGTGCGTATCGAGTCGGCACCATGTGAGAATTCGTCGTGTACAGGGTTGTCATTGATCGCTCCTCCCTGAACCTGCTCCTTGCTGTGGTAGTACTCAAGGCAGTCGAGCCCGCTTGGGAACGTGCGCTCTGCCCTCTGCCAGCCTTTGCCACAGTTTGTCGCGTGGATATAGCACCGGGGTAGCAACGCTCGCAGCTCGTTGATACCAAGCCACAGATCAGGCGTGCGCGACACCACCTTGATGTTGTTTAGCCCGGCTTCCTTGAGGTACGTTCGATACGTCTTACCGCTAGCACCCAAAGCGTCGGCATCGTGCGGCAGATAGTTCATGGCCACTCGCACGCCGAACTTAGATTCCCACATGCTTATCTGCGCGACGTAGAAAGATGGCATCTCATGCGAGCGGCAGAAATAATCGAGCACGCAGATGTCGCGACCGACAAACTGCACAAGCCATATGCTAGTGAAGTCCGATTGCCCGATGTCCCAAAACGTAAACGCTGGCGAGTCAGGCGAAGCTACAAAGTCGATTATTCGATTCTGCGCTCGCATGGCGTTGATCTGCGGACCGTAGATTGAATTGTCGATGGCTGCGCTGAAGTCGCACTCATACTCGCGAGCGTAAGATTGGTCGCCCATCGCCCGCCGCGCCGCTTCCAACTCTTCACGCGAAAAGATTCCGCTTGTACTAGCAGGCAAGAACATCGTGTAGAAATCGGGATCTAGGCGCGCTTTGTCGTAAATTCGGAAGAACGCGTTACGCCCCTTTGGCGTGCCGATGAACACCGCCCATCCCTGGCGATCCGTCAGCGCCGGATAAATAACATCGTAGTACGCCTGCGCGTCCATGTCGGCGAATTCGTCTAGGATCACACCATCAAGGTAGATGCCGCGCAGCGCGTCGTAATTGTCCGCGCCGTAGAGCGTCACCCTCGCACCGTTCGGCAGGTCAACGCGCAACTCGCTCTCGTTAGCCTTAGCGCCAGGAATAGCCGCTGTGTACCGCTTGAGATAGTCCCACGCCACAGCCTTAGCCTGAACGCGATAAGGCGCAACGTATGCAAAGCGCGGCTGCTCCCTCTCGCACATGAGCGCCCGCTCAATAAGGTCATTGATGCAGGCAACCGTCTTCCCTCCGCGCCGATGCACCACCAAGCAAGCCCACCTCTGGCTTCGCTCATGGAAAGCGTCAAACGCCGCCCGCGCCTCATACCCCGTGTAAACGTCAATCTGCTTTTGGGGCGTGCTCATGGTCGTATGCTTTAGCCTTAATCTCGTTAAGATTAATTCGCATCAAATCAAGTTCTAGCTTTAGGTCGTTGATGATCGTTAGCAGTGCGCGCACGTCCTCATCTATCTCGGGGTCAATCATTGCCTCTTCGGAGCCTTCCCCCGGTGCACCACTATCTGCGTCGTCTGGATCGGCCCGCCGTCCTTGCCGCTGATCTCAGTCTGGATCTTGTCGCCGTACCGACGCGGAGCCAGTTTAGCCATCAGCCATTTCTTTGTATCGACGCGCAGCTTGCAACGAGCAACCCATTCGCCG